TGAAAGGCCAGCGCACCCGCTGGCGTGAATCTTTGCTGATCGCCATCGGCAAAGTGAACCGCGACGCTTCCCCGTATGCCAGTAAGCAGGCTATCCGTGAAGTACGTGCGCGCCGTCTGTCGAATCTCGACTACCTGAAAAGCTGCGACCTGGAAAACATCGAAACCGGCGAGCGTTTCAGTCTGATCGACAAAGTGATGGCGAGTATTTCAAATCCTGAAATCCGCCGCATGGAGTTAATGAGCACGATTGCCGGCACCGAAAAGTATGCCGCCGCAAATGGCGACGTCGGGATGTTTCTGACCATCACCACGCCTTCCAAATATCACCCGACCCGCATGGTTGGCAAGGGCGATAAAAAGCGCGTTCAGCGCAATCACGCCTGGGACAAAGAAGCCTATACCCCGAAAGATGCGCAGCGCTATCTGTGCGGGATCTGGAGCAAAATGCGCACCGCGTTCAAGGATAGCGGTCTGTCTGTTTACGGGATGCGCGTTGTTGAACCTCACCACGACGCAACGCCGCACTGGCACATGATGTTATTCACTAAACCCGCCATGCGTCAGCGGGTGATCGATATCATGCGCAAATATGCCATGAAAGAAGACGGTGACGAACGCGGCGCAGCTAAAAACCGCTTTGACTGTAAACACCTGAACCGTGGCGGCGCGGCTGGCTACATCGCCAAATACATTGCAAAGAACATCGACGGTTACGCACTGGAAGGCGAGCGCGACCACGAAACCGGCGAGTTGCTGACAGACTCCGCTGCAGCTGTTACTGCCTGGGCTGCTACCTGGCGGATCCCCCAGTTTCATCCTATCGGCCTGCCTACCATGGGTTCATACCGTGAGTGCCGCCGTATCCGTTCCATCAGTCTGACGGAAACCTTTGACGAAGAAGTGGAAGCCGTCCGCGCTGCTGCTGATGCCGGTGATTTTATGGCGTACATGTTAGCCCAGGGCGGCGCAAATGTGCCTCGCGACAATCAGACTGTGCGTGTCGCCCGCCGCGTTGCTGACGAGCTAAACGCATACGATGAAGAAGTGAAAAAGGTTGTGGGCATTTTTGCGCCTCACCTGGGCGACTCCCGTGTTTATGAAACCCGTACAACTCAATGGCGCATCGTTTCTTCTGCCGTTGACGTTGAGGTTTTGACCTCAAAAAGCGCCTCCGGCGCGCCTCGGAGTCCTGTCAATAACTGTGGGTTAGGTGGAAAGAAACAGGCTGCAAATTGGCGCGATAGCAAGGCTGGGAGCGCGCCTACAGCGTCCACTTCTGACAACCTGCGAGTTATTGACTGGGCAGACACAGCCGCCGTGAGGGCGATTGTGGCACGCATACGGGAAGAAACGCCGAGAGTCAGCAAGGCGCAGCGAAGTTTTGACCCGACAAAAGGCCGTGATATTGCCCCGTCAGCAAGATTGACGACTGAAGAACGGGCGCGCCTGCCGCAAATTGAGAGCGAATTGAGGAAGCACAGCATCACGGCGGAACGTTGGGAACTGGAAGCGCTAAGCCGTGGGGAGAAAATCAGCTTTGGGGACCAGGTTATGAGTTTTGAACCGCTGCCGGATTGGGCTGAATTTGAGTGATAATAAAAGCCGCTCTATTCAGCGGCTAACATCTATTATTTAATATGATTAAAAAGTAAAGCAGTTGGCGAAGATTTAAATAAATTCTCAGAGGTTTGTAGATCCTTATATTTAGATCTGATGCTCATGAAAGTTGGCCCGCCAAACATACCAAAACCAGCTGCAATTTCGCCTAACGTAACGCTTTGAGTATAAGCAGCAGCTACAGCAATTGTTCCAACCGTAAGACAAGCAGGAATATCTATCCCATACAGTCGCAGTTTTTGATTTCTCGCATCAATGAGCTGTTTCTTATGTTTTTGGAAAGCTATATCCAGATTGCCTACAACTTTTTCGGCAGTGGCATAATAATTCGCGGGATTATTTTTAATCAATTCACTAATGCCAGTGCTAAGCAAAGCTCTTATCTCGTCTGCCTGCCCATTTGCTCGAAGCTTTAAAACCACCTCAGGAGGAACTTTTCCTAACCAAGCCAGGTCATTATCTATCTCAGAAGATAAAGCTCTTACTACATGAAGTCCTTTCATTTGGGCTTCAGAGTCATATCCCTCAGAGCCATACTCCATCATCCAACTGTAATACTTCCATGAGGCCTCAGCTTGGATATAAGGTGTGCCTCTGTATTCTATTGCATTTTCTCTGATACCATAAGCTTGTGAAATTCGTCCAAAACAGGTGGCTAAAATTTGGTTTCCTGCTGTACTTTTTTGTCCAAATATTGTTTTGTCGCTTTGAGAAATTGCTGTTTCAAGCTGGACCCTTGGATCACTCCCCCATTGTGCATCTATTAGTAGACGGTCTGGCCTTTTTAAGTGTTTCATTGCATCATCTACCGTTTCGATGCGCCCACAAAACTCCTTAAATTCTTCTATTGACTCAAACTTTCGAGCAAAAAGATAGCTGGCATGTTTTAATATAATTGGTTTTGATTCATTAACCAGATTTGATCGTTGTTCGAAAATTATATCCGCTGATGGTGGCTGGATTAGAATCAAATGGGGTTCAACGTCGGCTATAGCAAAATCCTTATATGTCATAGCTGTTAATACATGTTTTAAGAGTAATTTAATTACGGCATTCTCAGGGTGCACCCCATACAGCCTAGCAACCTTTAATACAGGACATGGAAGAGTGATGGTATCTATGTAAAGCCCTGCGATAGAAATAGGGTTTTCAGCATAATTAGGAAAAAGATCCCCAGAAAAAGGTGACTTTAACTGATTCCCATCCTGTAAGTGATAAGTTCCAACATCTGAACAACTTTTCCAAAACTCTTTAAAGAAGGCGAAAATATCTGGAAGAAGGCCTGACAACTGCCTCATAAAATCTGTATCTTTAGAAAAATATTCTGCTAACGCCCACGGATTTCCGTCTGCTTTAACCATAAATCTATACAAATCGCCAAAATACGTAAAAAGATGATTAAAGTAAGCTTCTTGTATGTCTGAAATGCTATATTTATTTTTTACATCTTCTCTTTCTTGAGTTATTTCTATGGCTAATGCAGTCGTTTTAATAATTCCATTAACACTTTCGGGAATAACCAAGCCTTCATCATTAAATCTAATTTCTGACAAGCTTTTTTTGAATATTTCTACCAAATGCGAGGGAACACGAATTTTTCCCTCATTGAGTTTCTGCTGCACTAAAAAAACTCTGTCTGTTAAATCCTGAATATATTCTTGAGTGTAATTATCTCCTGACATGCCTCTTATCCTTCATGTTTGATGTTTTGAAAGCCTTAGTTACTAGACGTTATTATTACTTACGCAAAGCTTCTAAAAGCCCGCTTTAGCCGTGAACCATCTAGATAGGAGCTTAACGATGGTTTTAGATTTTTATGGAAATTATTACAAGATAATTCTATATTACTGTATACATACACAGTAGTTATGATTCAGGAGTGAGTAATGGATTCCTCGCATAAGCTCAAGATTGCGTTGATAAAAATCCGGCTTATGGCTGATATCTCGCGTGATGCGCAATGTAAAACTAATGAACTCCACATGATTATGGAGATGATTTCTGAGCTTGCTGATCGCGTTTTAGAAGAAGATGAACAAGAGAGCTACGCGCACCAAAATCTCATTTCTGATGATGAAAATTAACCCCTCCCCTAGCAGGCATCAGCATCGAACACTTTGCATGCAGTGTGTGCATGTTTTTGCATGATCCCGTAAGGATCAAAAAAAGCCTGATCGCCCCTCTGGCTGGGCTTGGGGACGATCTGAGCCATGCATTAAAAACAGTGAATCAAGTCAGAAGCGGGCAGGCGGGTAACATTGCGCGCGTGGAGGTACTGCGTGGCGATAGTTATTTAAAGTAGGGTACGGTAGTGAGTGAGTGTAGAAAAAGAGATGACAAAATTGCTGGGGTTTGAACTGCTCATAATTTCACCGACGATGTAGGATATCAAAATGATATCATCACTTGACGGTGGGATATCATTTTGATATCCTGCTGTCTGTTTTAATTAATTATGAATTTCTACACTACCGTTCAATAGGAGGCGTAATGCGAAGATGAACATAACTTAAACAGAAAACATAGCTATCCCTGTGCGCAAAGCTGGGGAAGAGAGATTAGCGAATCTCATGGAAGCATGCTGTGCAATACGGCGGCTTAGTTCAGTGTTTGCGTTACTATCGGGCGTTTAACTCTTTTCCAACTGATAGTTAACTCACTGAAATATAAATAAAAGAGAACTTATAGGAATTAATTATGAATCTCACAACTGATAAACAAGCTACCAGCTTTTTATTCAGGCTGAGAAGCCAGGATACCCCGACCAGCGTCAGCGCCAATACCTTTGAGCGGCTGATAAAAGAAATGGGCCTGAGCAAAACCGATGTTCTGCATCTTGCGCTTAAGAAGCTGGCTGATGAATACCTGCCTGCGTACGAAGCGGACGACGCCGATCTAACCGACGCTCAAATCCAGTATTTACGCGAGACTAGTCCCGCTAAAGACATACCGGAGGAGCTATATATGAATCTTTACTAACAGGTGACCTAATGACAGCTAACGCTAACACAAACAGTTCAAGCAATACTCAGAAAACAATCAAATCCTACCCGTTACCAACACGCGGTAGTTTCGTTCTCTGTAAATTTCCTCATGAAGAACCAGCAGAACAACAAGCCACGTTACCTCCACCCAAGAAGCGCCCAGCTTTAGTGGTTGGTGTGGAGCCAGTTAGCAAAACTGTCAATGTCGTATACGGAACAACTCAAAATGTAGGAGATAGTGAAATCTATCCCAGTGAGTTAGTTATTCGTAAAACCGATCAAGATTTTTCATACACCGGTCTTTCTCACGATACTAAGTTCAAGTTAGAGCGTACCGTACAGTTGCCTTACAACTCGGAATACTTTGAGATACCGGCCGCACGTTATGGTAAACCAGTCCCAGTAGATCCAAAGATTGGCATTCTACCCTTTAGCTACGTGGACGCGCTTCAAATGGCCGCTAAAAACATAAAAAAATAATCAACAGGCCAGCTCCAAATCGGAGCTGGAGTTATTTATTTCAACAAATCAAATTTCATGACTTTTTCTTTATATATCAAATAATTGAACCTAGAGATATACAATTGAAATTGATTATGCACCGCGAAAGGCTTTAATGCTTGAATTAGCTGGTTAGCATATTACTCTCAAAATACTTTTAGAATTAGCAATATATAACTTAACAACAATTATCACCAAGTGATTAATGATGCTTATAGCCCAGAAAAAAATGGGCTCATCGTATTATTCCGGCGTTAGTTCATAAGATATAAATCTAATTACATCCTCCCCAAACCACGCATTCAACTCCTTAAACCGTTCCTGCAACGGTGTCAGCTCATTCCGGACAAACACCTGCGAGGCTTTCACCGAATCACCAAAGCCCCCGCTGTTCTCCGGAATAATGCCCATCATCTGAGGCGGCACGCGGTGCGCGCACAGCAAATCGTTCTGGCTGGCTTTCTTGATATTAAAGAAGTCGTCTTTCGTCGCGACTTCACTCAGCGGCAAAATCTTGATCCCGTCTGGCTTGCCGTTTGGCGCGTACATGAACAGGTTGCGGAAGTTGCCCAGCCCTTTCGTGTCCCGCATGGCTTTACGCATCTGCTCGATGTCGGAGCTGCTTTGTGCCGCGTCGGTCATGTAGAGGATGTATCCGGCGTGCGCGCCGTTCTGGTAATACTTGCGACGGAACAGCGTCGCTGCCTCATTTAGCCAGGCAGAATTCAGGGCGCTGAGATATTCCGGCAGGCCGTACAGCTCCTGATTAATGTCCGGCTCAATCAGATGAAATACGCTACCGGCTTCAAACTGGTGCGCGTCCTTCCACTGCTGCACAAACCAGTAAGTATCTGGCTCGACTCCGCGCCGCGCATATTTGGCGGGCACGGTTTTCATCACAACGGCGTCGTCGAGCTGGTTGCGAATGACTTCTAAAAACGCATTCCCGAATACCAGGTAATCCAGAGCAAAGCGGCTGAATTCCTGCTGTGATAACAGCGGATGCGGGACATAGGTCGAGGTGAGAATATTACGTTTCACATACAGCGACGAACTGTGGTGAACAGCAGCCCGCAGCGTGCGAGCCAGGCCGTCAAAGCTGACCGGCGGCTCGTACCACTGGCCGTTCCCCGTGCATTCGATGTAATCCAGGATTTCACGGCGGTCTAATACCGGCGTTGGGTCGCCAAAGCTGAACGCCTCCGCGCCGCCGGTCGGCTGTGCGGTTGCTGTGACGGTAGTTGATGCCGCCTTGCGGAATTTGCGCTTACTCATATTAATAAAACTCCAGAATGTTAGGGCTTTGGCCGCCGCTGGCGGCGGTCAGCGGTTCGTTGAGCAGGGCGTGCATAATTGCCCAGGCGACATCTGCGTGACTGGCTTCCTCGCTGCGGCTGGCCTCATAGGTTGAACGGCTTCCGCTGGCGGTCATGGTTTTGCGGATCGCCATGAATGACGACGTGATGTCTTTGTGGTTGGTGTCGTACTCCAGGCGTCCGGACGTGATGGTGTCCTTTGCTTTCAGCACCATTTTCGTTTTGGTTTCGGGGCTGTAGCGGATTTCCATCGCGGCGGGGAAGAACTGCCGGACAAGCTGGAAAACGCCCTGGCCGATGCCGGTGGCATCAATGCCGATATATTCCACGCAGTAGCGTTTTGTGAGTTCTTCAATACTTTTCGCCTGGGCGGCAAAGTCCATGCCTTTCCACTGGTGGCGTTCCAGTACGCGGAACTTGCCACCGTCTACCAGTGGCGGAGCCACCACGGCGCAGCCTGCACTGTCGCCGGTGTGCGACGGGTCGTAACCAATCCAGACGGCGCGATAGCCAAACGGACGCACGGCGAACGGGCTGAAATCCTGCCATTCCTCCGCGCTTTCCACCATGCAGCGCTGCAGCTCGGCGAACGGGAACACCGACGCCTGGTCGTCAACAAACTCACACATGAACAGGTTGCGGAAACCCTCCGCGCTGTTCTCCTGTTTCAGCGTGTCGATGTTGAACAGGTTGCAGCCACCGGCTAACGCGTCCTCAATGGTGACGATTTGCCGCCACTGACCATCTTCACAAAGCCGACCCTTTGCCAGAGCGTGATGGCCGATATCCAGCTCAATCCTGTCGTTCGGATTTTCCCGCCCCTTGTTGAACAACTCACCCGACCAGAACGGATAAGCGCCGTGCGTCAGCGCTGACGGGGTGGAAAAATACGTGGTGCGCAGATGTTCCTGCGACGCCATGCCGCTGGCGACTTTACGCAGCTTCTGGAAGTTCGGGATCCAAAAGATTTCGTCCACGTACAGGTCGCCGTTGTGGCTTTGTGCGGTGTTGGAGTTGGTACCTAAGAAAATCAGCTTTGCGCCGTTGTTGCCGATCACAATCGGGTCGCCGGTCAGCTCAACATCAACCTGGCGGGCAAACTGAATGATGTATTCACGAAACACGTAAGCCTGCGTTTTACTGGCTGACAGGAAAATTTGGTTGTGGCCGGTTGCCAGGGCGCGCAATAACGCCTCCCGTGCAAAGAAAAACGTTGCGCCAATCTGACGGGATTTCAGGATGTCGCGGATACGGTGTTTAAGCCCCGCGTCATACCACACACGCTGATACTGGAAGCACTGAGCCAGAAAAATATCCTCCAGTTTCTCCAGCGCTTCTTCACTGAAATAGTTCTTAGTCGGCTTCTTACGCTCCCCTTTGTTCCGGTTGGCAACGTTGGGATTTAAATCCACCTCATTTCCGCTTTGACCGTAGCGGTTCACCCTTGCCAGGCGTTCCATTAACCGTCCTAACGCCTCCATTTCCTTGTAATCGGCATTCCCTTTGACGTCTTTGGTCGTGAGCTGAATAAGACGCGCTTCCAGGCTGGATTCCACGCGGGCAATCGGCGCAACGTTGTCCCAGGCGTTGCGGGTTTTCCAGCTCTGCACCGTCGGTAACTTTTGATTCAGCATTTCCGCAATCTGGCGCACAGAAAACCCCTGCCAGTAAAGCAGAGCCGCCTGTCGCCGTGGGTCGCTGATGATGGTTGAGTTTGTCGTTTTCATGACTGCCACGTTAGCGGGCGGCACGCTGATTTTCCTGCTGCCCACGTTGTGCCATCAAGCATCAACCCGCATCGGCTGGCGATGTCAGGCGGGTGTCTGGAAACTGGGACTTCTCAGAAGTACACACCGACTGGAGTCATAAACATGGCAACAAAAGCGAAGCGTTTTCGCATCTGCACCGAAGGGGCAACCACCGACGGACGCGAAATTACCCGCGACTGGATTGAACAGATGGCGGCGACCTATGACCCGAAGGTCTACGGCGCACGCATCAACATGGAGCACATCAAGGGCTATTTCCCTGACAGTGCATTTCGCATGTACGGCGATGTCACAGGCGTCTATGCCGAAGAAGTGGCGGACGGTGCCCTGAAAGGCAAGCTGGCACTGTATGCGGATATCGACCCGACGCCAGATTTAGTGTCGATGGTGAAAGCCCGCCAGAAGGTTTACACCTCCATCGAAGTTAACCCCTCGTTTTCCGATACCGGTAAAGCCTACCTGATCGGCCTGGCCGTGACCGACAGCCCCGCCAGCCTCGGCACCGAGTACCTGCAATTCAGCGCGAAGGCGCAGCAAAACCCGCTGGCGAGCCGTAAGCAAAGTGCGGACAACCTCTTTACCGCCGCCGAAGAAACGGCGTTTGAGTTTGAGGAAGAGAAACCGGCTGCGCCGTCGCTGTTCTCCCGCGTGAAACAACTGCTCTCCAGCAAATCCACCTCGGATGACGCCCGTTTTAAAGACGTGCATGACGCCGTGGAAGTGGTGGTAGAACACGTCGAAACCGGCCTGAAAGCCACTGATGAAAAGCTGTCCGCGCTGCAAACTTCACTGACGGACCGCCTCAACACGCTGGAACAAACCGCGAAAGATGACCGCGAACAGTTCAGCACGCTGAAAGGCAAGCTGGAGAAGTCCGCGCCGCAGAACTACACGCAGCGCCCCGTTTCCAGCGGCGGCGGCAAGGGTGATGCAGCCCATTTCACCGACTGCTAATCAAAACGCTCGCGATTAACCCCTTAACAAATTTGGATAAAAACGCATGAAACAAACTACCCGTTTTCAATTTAACGCCTACCTGTCCCGCATTGCCGAACTGAACTCTGTGGACACCGGCGACCTGGATAAAAAATTCAGCGTGGAGCCGTCGGTGACGCAGACGCTGATGACCCGCGTGCAGGAATCTTCCGCCTTCCTGCAGATGATTAACATCATCCCCGTGGACGAAATGAAGGGTGAAAAGGTGGGCGTCGGCGTGTCCGGCTCCATTGCCAGCACGGCGGACACCTCCGGCGACGGTGAGCGCAAAACCGCTGACTTCAATACGCTGACCGCTGAGGGGTATGAGTGCCGCCAGACGAACTACGATTTCCATTTCCGCTACGCCACGCTTGATCTCTGGGCGCGCTATCAGGATTTCCAGGCGCGTTTACGTGACGCCATCGTGAAACGCCAGGCGCTGGATCGCATCACCATCGGTTTTAACGGCGTTGAGCGTGCGGCGACATCTAACCGCACCAAAAACCCGCTGTTGCAGGACGTGAACGTGGGCTGGCTGCAAAAGTACCGCAACAACGCGCCGGAGCGCGTGCTGAGCAAAATCCTTGATGATGATGATGTCGTGATTTCCGCCACTGTCCGCGTGGGTGCAGGCGGTGACTATGAGAACCTGGACGCGCTGGTGATGGATGCCACCAACGACATGATTGATCCGATTTATCAGGACGATACCGGCCTGATGGTGATCTGCGGCCGTCAACTGTTGGCGGACAAGTATTTCCCGCTGGTGAACAAGGCGCAGGAGAACTCGGAAAGCCTGGCGGCGGACATGATTATCAGCCAGAAGCGCATCGGTAACCTACCGGCGGTTCGCGTGCCGGGCTTCCCCGCTAATGCGCTCCTGATCACCCGCCTCGATAACCTGTCCATTTACTGGCAGGACGGCACGCACCGCCGTCATATCGAAGAAGTGCCAAAGCGTGACCGCATCGAAAACTACGAATCCATCAACGAGGATTTCGTGGTGGAGGACTATCGCGGCGGCTGCCTGGTCGAAAACATTCAGATCGGCACCTTTAAAGACGTTAAGCCGGAATCAGCGCCTGTTGCTGAGCCTGAATCAGCGGAATAAGGGGGACATAACATGATTAGCCCTTGCCGTCGTCACATGTTGCGACAGTCCGCCATCATCGCCGCACAGCAGGCCGCCGGTCAGTTGACCCACGCCACCGGCTACGAACTGCAAATGCAGCGACTCAATGCGGATAAACAGGCACTGCACAAGCTCCAGTCCTTCCAGGCGAAAGCGGAATTGAAACGCAAGCTGCTCCCTGAATACGCCCCGTGGGTGTCGGGCGTGCTGGCCGAAGGGAACGGCGCACAGGATGCCATCCTAATGACCGTCATGACCTGGCGGATTGATGCCGGTGACATTGCCGGTGCGCTGAACATTGCCCGCTACGCCTTTAAGCACCGGCTCGCGATGCCGTTCGGCACCCGCACGGCGGGCTGTGCCTTCACCGAGGAAGTGATCGATCAGGCCGCCCGTGCCCGCACTGCCGGTGAGGCGGTCAACATCGACCTGATGCTGGAGGTGCTGGCACTGACTGACAGTGAGGATATGCCCGATAAAGTGCGTGCGCAGTTGCACAAGATTATCGGCTATCTCTATCGCGACGGCGGCAAGGACACATTAGCCCTGGAGCGTCTGAAGAGTGCCTTAATTCTCGACGGCAAATCAGGCGTAAAAAAAGACATTGAGCGCCTGGAGTCTGCCATCAAAAAGGCATCCGGCTGCTAAAAAGCATGCGCCCCGCGCAGGGCGGCACGCCAGCCGAGACCGGTCTTTGACCGTGTTCAAGGCTGGCGTCCACCGCCCCCCATTCAGAGGTCATTATGTCTCTTGTTGTACCTGCACCGAAACCGGACGCCGCGACGGAACCCGCGATTAAAAATACCCACTTTTGGCCTGATGTGGATCCGGTTGAGCTGCGCGACACGCTGCGGCTTGAGGGCACCGTCACCGCGAAACGGCTGCGCGCCGCCGCGAAGTTCGCCATGACCGAAGTGAACGCCGAGCTGTTCAGCTTTCGCGATGCGCAGATTGCCCAGGGCTTTAAACGCCTGGCGGATGTACCGGCAGACCAGATTGATGATGAAAGCGTGAAGGTCTGCGCCTATCAGCGCGCCGTGGCGTCTATCGCGGCGGCCTTCCTGGCGGAGCGTTACCCGAATAACGACACCACCGATAAAGGCAGCAAAAAGGCCGAAATCGTGGAAAGCACGGTGGATGATTTATGGCGGGACGGACGCAACGCGATCAGCGACGTCGCCGGTGTGTCTCACTGCATTATCGGGCTGCTCTGATGAAAGTCACTGCCGAACAGGGCGACACCGTAGATTCGCTTTGCTGGCGGTACTACGGGCGCACGGGATCGGTCGTTGAAAAAGTTTACGCGGCTAACGTGGGTTTAGCCGCACAGGGGGCAATCCTGCCCCATGGCTACGCGGTGGAACTGCCGGACATAAGCCTGCCCGCAGTCAGTGAAACCGTCTCACTTTGGGACTGATGACCATGGAGCGCATCACCTCGTTTATCTGTTACTGCGTCGCGGCCTTTCTTGCCTGGCTCGGCGCAATGTCACCGCAGGATATCGCCTTTCTGGTGGGGGCAGGCGTCGGCGTCGCGACTTTCCTGGTGAACTGGTATTACCGGCGCAAAACCTACCGCCTGCTGAAAGCAATGGGCGTCAGGGGGGACATTAATGCCGCCATCAATCGTTAGGCGCTGCGCCGTCGCCGCTGTACTTGCGATTGCCGCGCTGCTGCCGCAAACGCCCACGTTGAAAACGTCCGCCGCCGGTCTGGCACTGATTGCCGATTTTGAGGGCTGCCGCCTGTCCGCCTATCAGTGCAGCGCGGGCGTCTGGACAAACGGCATCGGGCACACCGCAGGCGTGAAGCCTCAAATGCACATCAACGAACGGCAGGCCGCCGTTAACCTGGTGGAAGACGTGATGCGGGTGGAGAAAGGCATTGCGCGCTGCATGCCGGTTGCCATGCCGCAGCCGGTGTATGACGCCGTGGTGTCCTTTGCCTTTAACGTCGGGGTGACGGCGGCCTGCAAATCAACGCTGGCATTTTTCATCAACAAAGGCCAATGGCGGGACGCCTGCGAACAGTTGCCGCGCTGGGTGTTTGTGAACGGCGAGCGCGTCATCGGTCTGAAGCGCCGCCGCGCGAATGAGCTGGCCTACTGCCTGCGGGGTGTCTGATGCGCATTGTGATTATTTTATTGCTGGCAGCCTGCGCACTGGCGGGGCTGCAAACCTGGCGGATTGGTGGCCTGCATGATGAAGCCGACCAGGCGCAGCGCATCATCGGCACACTGTCCGCCGGTATTGAAAGCCGCGACAACGCCATTAATCGCCTGAATGATGAAGCACTGAGGCGGGAACGCCAGGAACAAAGCCTGCGCACCCAGATCGCACAGGCGGGTGAGCAGGCACGCGTCCGTGAAGTTCACATTCAAAGGTTACTTAATGAAAATCAGGAAATGCGCGACTGGTACAGCGCTCGTCTGCCTGACGGCATTAGCCGGATGCACGCGCGTCCCGCCTTTGCCAGCGCCGCAGATTATTTACGTTGGCTGTCCGGCGGTCACGAGCTGCCCGATACCAGCAAGCGCACCGGTCACTAACGGCGACTTAAGCACTGATGTCAGAAACCTGGAGGCGGCGCTGACGGCCTGCGGCCTCCAGGTGGAAGCAGTCAAACAATGCCAGGAGGAACACCGTGTTAAAACCCGCCCAACTGAGAAAAGCGTTAACTGATGCGGTGCCGGTGCTGCAAACCAGCCCCGACACATTGCGGATGTTTGTGGATAACGGGCGCATCGTTTCCACATTAGCCAGCTCGCTGTCGTTTGAATATCAGTACCAGGTCGAGCTGCTTATCACCAACTTTGCCCAGGACTGCGATCTGATTATTGTGCCTATCCTGGCGTGGCTGCGTGAGAACCAGCCGGACATCATGGCGACACCGGAAAAGCAGCAGACCGGCTTTAAGTTTAAGGCCGATATGCTCGATGATGGTTCCTACGATATCGCGATTGATGTGCAGCTCACCGAGCGCGTGATTGTGAAACAGATTGATGCCGGTCTGTACGTGGAGCATTTTCCTGAACCCCCGCTGCCGGAGCCGGTGGAAAAACCGCGTGAACTGTATCTGCACGGCGAGTTAGTGAGCCAGTGGCATGAGTGAACTGACCGCGTTTGATACCCGCCTGGCGGGATTGATTGCCGCGCTCTCACCACAAAGCCGGAAAGCGATGGCGGCGACCATTGCGAAGCGCCTGCGCAAACATCAGCAGCAGCGTATTAAGCAGCAGGTTGCGCCGGAAGGTCAGCCGTTCACACCGCGACGTCCGCAGCCATTGCGGGCAAAGAAAGGCCGCATTAAACGGGAGATGTTCGCCAAACTGCGCACGGCCAAATACATGAAAGCCAAAGGCACCGCTGACGACGCGGTGGTGGAATTCACCGGCCAGGTGCAACGGATGGCGAAGGTGCATCAGTACGGGCTGCGGGATCGCCCGTCTGTCCGGGCAAAAGAAATGCAGTATCCGTCGCGCCCGCTGTTAGGACTCATTCATGATGATCTTGAAATCATTGAGCAGACTTTTTTAAACATACTACGTAATAATATTGACTGATGTTACGCTAAAAAATATTTTAGCTCATAATGAGTAAAGCTATGGGGTTTTAATAATCGTCCCATAGCTTTCCTCTTGAAGAACTTTGTTCTGCTTGTGCTTTATAGACTAATGCATCCAAATCAAAAGCCAAAATGAAAGAGCTTATTCTTTGCATGCAAAAAATAACAATAAAATAAATAACTACATATACATAAATCAATTATTCTTATTGGATTTGTATAATGTTTATCTCATTTCCTACGCAAGAGCTAGTATCAATCCATACTTGATTTCCATCTCTGAAGGAGGTAGTTAATGCGCTATGACCAAAAATGAATTGCTCCGCCCCTTTGATTTTTCGGCCATCCCCTTTGATAGTCTTAAACAGTCTTTCCCGGTTCCAGCTCACCTTCCAGAGATCTACACTTTTTCCGAATTTATAATGGTTACTTGGATAATCAGCATGGCAAATAACATGCTTCCCATCCTTAACATTTGCTTCAATAATGAACGGTAAGCTTTGAATTTTTCTTATTAAAATGTCAACTTTTTTTCCATCTTCTAAATCCAGATTGAAGTACCAACTCCCCCCATGTGATTTCCAATATGCAACGTTAATACCCTCTATAGCATCAAGAGCCATTTCTTCATGATTGCCACGCACAGCGACAAACCAACTTTGCCCGATCAGTTCGAGGCAGTTAATGTTATCAGAGCCATAGTCTATTAAGTTCCCGACAGAAATAAGAAGATCCCTTTCTTTATTAAAGCCTATATTTAATAGTTCTTGATTAAGCTTGTGGAAGTTGGCGTGAATATCACCGACAACAAAAACCCTTTCATATTCCTTCCCATTTATCTTTCGATAAGTTCCTTTTGGTGACCGGCAAAGACCTAAAAAATAGAGTATCGACTTAATCATACATTCTCTCACTGCATACTTATTATTACTGCCGAAGTGTCAACGAGGCCAAGTTGGCATCGTTTCTAATGCTACCAACTATCCTGGAACGAGCTTTTATAGGATTCTTGAGTTTTGCTATACCTTTTAAGAACTATTTAACTTTATGATAATCCTATTGAAATCAAAAGTTAACAAAATTCACTCTGATTCAATAGGAATAATCTTAATAAACCAAAGTTTACTATTAGATTTCCTTTAGTATCTCTTTATGAGTACGTATGAAACCTTGTTTTGAATTTCTTAGCAAGAAGATAAAAAACCAATTAAAGTAGCCCCATAACTCCTTCCTCACAAGAAAGTAGCGGGTTGTTGACATCATTGTTCTTAGGAAACTAGCCTCCATTAACCTTGGGGACAAGGTATCTACTTTATTTTTTTTAAAGGAATGGACGATTCAGCTTATGTTTTGCATTGGCGAGCTTTTATAGATTCGGACGATGAAAAATAATTAGGGGTGGTAACTTCCATAATTAACGGACTCTCGGATCACATGTGGCGGAACACTAAAGGAAAATCCTCATGCATTTCTCTGCGAACCCGCATGAACGGGCAAAAACGAACTGACTTAGACACAGTGATTTAGGCTTAGGTAGGACGTTGTGCCACCTGCCATCAACCCGCCTCAAATTGTATGCCGCCTGACAGGGCGGCATTCTTTTATGCATGAATACATCCATCCCCAACAACGACATTCCGCGCCTGCTGCGCAATCTGATCCGCATTGGCACCGTTGCCGAGGTGGATTTAGAGGCGGCAACTTGTCGCGTCAATACCGGCGGCAACGTCACCGACTGGCTGCACTGGCTGACCTCCCGCGCAGGGCGCTCGCGTTCCTGGTGGGCACCGTCCGCGGGTGAGCAGGTTTTATTGTTTTGCCTGGGCGGTGAGCTGGATACCGCCTTTGTGATGCCAGGCGTTTTCTCTGATGAATTCCCTGCGCCGTCGGCGTCAGCCGATGCCGTGCACGTCACGTTTCCTGACGGCGCGGTGATCGAGTATGAACCAAAAACCGGCGCACTGCTGGCAACCGGTATCAAGTCCGCCACGGTAAACGCGTCGGATAAGGTGGCGGTGACTGCTCCGCTGATTACCTGCACGGCATCCACCCGCATCACGCTCGACACGCCGGAGGTGGTCTGCACGAAAAAGCTCACCACGGGCAGTCTGGAGGTGAAACAAGGCGGCACCCTAACCGGCAACCTCACACACAGCGGCGGCAGCCTGACATCAAACGGGGTTGTTGTTCACACCCATAAACACGGCGGCGTCCAGACGGGCGGCGGTCAGACGCAGGTGCCATCATGACGAACGCCAAATACATCGGCCTGGCCCGCGACACGGGGCGCAGCGTCGAAGACCTGGTGCATATTCAGCAGTCGGTCAGCGACATTCTGCGCACGCCCGTCGGTTCCCGCGTCATGCGCCGTGACTATGGTTCATTGCTATCGATACTGACCGACCGCCCGCAGAATGCGGCGCTGCGACTGCAAATCATGGCGGCCTGTTACAGCGCGATTTTGAAATGGGAGCCACGCGTCAGCCTGACCGGCATCACCTTTGAAACGACGTTCGACGGAAAAGCGGTGGTAGAACTCACCGGCACCCGCAAAGACACGTCCGCCGCCATTTCCTTAACCTTACCCGTGAGCTGAACTATGGCAACGATTGATCTCAGCCAGTTACCCGCCCCCGACGTGGTGGAGGTGCTGGATTACGAAACCCTGCTGGCGGAGCGTAAAGCCACGCTGGTCTCGCTGTACCCCGAAGACCAGCAGGCCGCCATCGCCCGCACGCTGACCCTGGAGTCTGAGCCGATGGTGAAGCTGCTGGAGGAGAACGCCTACCGCGAAGTGATCCTGCGTCAGCGGGTTAACGAGGCGGCGCAGGCGGTCATGCTGGCCTATGCCACCGGCACAGACCTGGACAATATCGCGGCGACGTTTAGCGTGGAACGCCTGACCATCACGCCTGCGGATACGGTCAGCGTGCCCGCCGTGGCGGCGGTGATGGAAAGCGATGCGGATTTGCGTATCCGTGCGCAGCAGGCGTTTGAAGGGCTGAGTGTAGCCGGTCCGGTGGGTTCCTATGAGTATCACGGGCGCTCGGCTGACGGGCGGGTGGCGGATATTTCGGTGATCAGTCCGTCGCCTGCCTGCGTGACGATTTCCGTGCTGGCACAGACCGGCAACGGCACCGCCCCCGCTGACCTGCTGGCGGTGGTGCAGGCCGCGCTCAATGACGAGAACGTGCGCCCGGTGGCTGACCGCGTGACCGTCCAGTCAGCTACGGTGGTGAATTACACCATTGACGCCGTGCTGTATCTGTTCCCAGGTCCCGAAGCCGAACCCATTCGCGAAGCCGCCGAAGCAAAACTGATTGCCTACACCACCGCACAGCACCGGTTAGGCCGCGACATCCGGCTGTCCGCCATTTATGCCGCGCTGCACGTTGAAGGCGTGCAGCGGGTGGAGCTGAAAAGCCCCGCCGCTGACATCGGGCTGGATAAAACGCAGGCGTCATTCTGCACCGCGTACACCCTGAAAGTGGGCGGCTACGATGAGTGATCGCCTGCTGCCCGTCGGTTCCTCGGCTCTTGAGGTTGCCGCCGCCGACGCCTGCGCCGCGCTTGAAAACGTGCCGGTGCCGCTGCGGCAGCTCTGGGATCCGCTGACCTGTCCGGCAAAATTTTTACCTTACCTGGCGTGGGCGCTGTCGGTTGACCGCTGGGATGAAAACTGGCCTGTCGCGACTAAGCGCCGCGTGATTCAGTCGGCCTGGTTCATTCACTGCCATAAAGGAACCATCGGAGCCATCCGGCGCGTGGTGGAGCCGCTCGGCTACCTGATTAACGTGACCGAGTGGTGGGAAACCAATGACGAACCCGGCACGTTTCGCCTGGATATCGGCGTGCTGGAAACCGGCATCACCGAAGACATGTATTTGGAGATGGAGCGGCTGATTGCCGACGCCAAACCGGCCAGCCGCCATCTGATTGGCCTGACCATCACCCAGGATATCAAAGGCGATGTTTACACCGGCGCGGTGCACTACCTTGGCGAACTACTGACCGTTTACCCCGCATAAGAGGACGATATGAGCACATTTAAATCCGTTGTCACCACGCTCGGCCAGTCGCGCATTGCGGCGGCCATTGCGGCGGGGACTGACATCAACATCACGCAGTTGGCCGTCGGTGACGGCAACGGCAAGGCGACCACGCCGGTTGCCACGCAGACAAAACTGGTTAAAGAGGTGTACCGCACGCCGCTCAATTCATTAAAGCTCGACCCGACTCATGGCAACTGGGTCATTGCCGAGGCAGTGATTTCTGCGAGCATCGGCGGCTTCTGGATGCGTGAAATGGGGCTGTTTGCCGACGACGGCACGCTGATTGCCGTCTGTAATATGGCGGACACCTACAAACCGACTCTGGCGGAAGGTTCCGGCCGCACGCAAACTTTACGTATGGTGATTGCGGTCAGCAATACCGAGGCCATCAGCCTGCTGATTGACGACTCGGTGATTATGGCCACCGAGCAGTATGTGAATGACCTGCTGGCCGCACATGAAAAATCCCGCAACCATCCCGACGCTACGCTGACGGCAAAAGGGTTTGTCCAGCTCAGCAGCGCGGTCAGCAGTACCAGCGAAGCGCTGGCCGCCACGCCCAAAGCGGTGAAGGCCGCCAACGACAATGCCAACACCCGCGTACCGTCTACCCGCAAGGTGAACAATAAAGCGCTGAGCGCTGACATTACGCTGGCGGCGGCAGACGTGGGGGCGCTGCCGGTCGCGTCCGCCGTTCTCGGCACCGCGAATATCAACACGTTTAATCTGGCAAACATCGGGGTTTACGTGCAGAGCACCGGCGCGAATGCCACCGTCGCCAATGGCTATCCGGCCGGTTCACAGGCGGCGGGCGTGCTGGAGGTTATCCCCGCGTCCTGGACGGGCGGCGTGCTGCAGCGTTACACCGTGCAAAACACCGGCATGGTGTGGACGCGTGCGCTGAATGCGTCCTGGAATGGCACGGACGGACCCTGGCGTGACTGGGTGCAGGCCAGCGCGGTGAATTCCGTCACGGTGCCGTCGGCCATCCTGACCACCACGGATATTAATACCCTGGGCTTTGCCAGCGGAGCCGGAAGTGCCGCCCTGTACGCGCAGCCTAAAAATGCCAACGCCACGGCGGCGTTGCACTATCCGCAGGGCATCGCAGGCACGCTGTATGTCACACCGAGCGCCTACGGGTGTCAGCAGATGTACATCACGTTCACCGGCAATATCTGGAATCGCGGATTGTCCGCTGACTGGAACGGCGTGGATGGTCCCTGGAAAGAGTGGGTGCCAACGTACAGCGCGAATAACAAACCCACCGCCGCCGACGTGGGCGCGTGGACGGCCGCGCAAAGCGCCGCCAGTGAAAAGGCACTGTCTGATGAAATTGCGACGGCGTTTAAAATTCGCGCCAATTTAACCGCGACGGACTCGCCCAACGCGCTGCATGGCACGGCCATGTTCGGGCATTACGGCGTGCCGGGTGCTGCCGCCGCGACCACGGACAAAGGCTATCCGATGAACGGTTTTGTCGGCGTGATTTTCGTGACCTGGGGACCGAATGCGACGCAGCAGATTGCCTTTAACAATAACGGACGACAGTTTACCCGTGGCGCGTCGGGGGCATGGAATGGTGTCGATGGTCCCTGGACGGCCTGGAATGAAATTTACTGCCAGGCCAACAAGCCGACACCGGCAGACGTCGGCGCATTACCGGCAGGAGGGACGGCCGTCGCGGCGACCAAACTCGCCACCGCCCGCAAGATTGCCGGTGTGGCGTTCGATGGCACCCAGGATATCGGGCTGAATGCCGATAATGTGGGCGCATTTCCCCGCGCGGGCGGTGATGTGAATGGTCGCGTCACGGCGAATTATCTCCGGGCGATAACCATTCCGCACCCTGGTGACGGGCAAGGGACCTATTTAGGCTGGAACGAAAGCGGCGGCCAGGGCGAATCCGACTTTGTGAACAACCGGGGCGGCGGCGTGGGTGGCTTTCTTTTCCGCACCGTGAATCAGGCGAATTCCGTACAAACGGGCTTTGTCAGATTTACCGGCACCGGCGACCTGGCGACACAGGGGAGTATTTCCGCCGAAGGTGGCGGGATTTATGAGATGGGGCAGCGCGTTTTCAGCCCCAATAACCGGCAGCCGGTCAACACCAATACCGCCAATCTCGGCGGCGGCTGGTGGCGCTGTGGTGACACGGGCATGATTAAGCAGTGGGGCGTCGTCAACAAAGGAAGTCGAGGCTGGTCAACGGTGAATTTTCCCATTCCCTTTCCAAGCGCCTGCGTCAACGTTCAAGTGACGGCAATTAATGGCGGCGGCGGGACGTTCAATGACAACTTTGGTACGGCGCAAATTATTAATAACATCGGTTTCACCTGCGGCCAGGACAGCGGCGGCAGTTACTGGGAAGCCACCGGCTGGTAAGGGAAAATAATGAGCAACTATTACAGCGCAGTCACCTCAAGTCTTTATGTTTACAGCCCGCTCACTAATGGCTTTTATCCGCGTGCGTTGCGGGACGTGTACGACGATGCCGGAAGCTGGCCGGATGATGGCATTGCGGTCAGTGATGTTGTTTACCGTGAATATCAAACCCTCCCGCCGCCGGAGGGGAAAATGCGGGTTGCGGGCACGGACGGTCTGCCTGCCTGGGGGGATATTCCGCCGCCGACGGTTGAAGAACGCAAGGCCGAAGCCGTCACGGCCTTGTCCGCGCTGATGGCAAAAGCAAACGCCGCCATTGCCCCTTTGCAGGATGCCGTCGATATTGACGATGCCACGGAGGCGGAACGGGCAAGCCTGACCGCCTGGAAAAAATACCGCGTCGCCCTTAACCGGCTGGATTTGTCTGCCGCGCCGGATATTGCCTGGCCTGAAATCCCCGCGTAATTCATGCCCCGAAAGGGGCTTTATCTTGGCAGGATTAGAGTAAGTCCGGTTTAAAATCATGCCTATGGCCGGAGGTACCACGGTTCTGTCGTACCAACAACGGATACCACGCAATTGTTATTCATTGCACTAATGACGCCTTCTGATATTTCAGCGTTGTATAGCCATCTTGATGAAGTGAATTGCGCCCCCTCTTCAAGAATAAAACCCAGAATGACAACTTTGAAATTTAAAGCCGGGTAATTATTAGAAAAAACCTCAAGCCTGTTATTTATTAAATCCGGTCTGGAGGGATCACCCGACGCACTGCCTACAACCTGCAACAAGGTCTGCTTTGTATATGCTGCGATGCTCAGGCAAATTTCCGTTTCTGATGGTTCATGAACCCAGCACACAGACATATCAAAAAGGCCATATTGCTGGGTGTGTCGCTTAAGGTTTTCTATCAGACTGCCGGAGTTATGATAATCACAGGAAAGATGATGAAGGTGTTCAGACTTAAGCGTGGATTTTAAGTTCTGAAAGGCACTGCCCCCTCGGGAAAGCACGGTAACCACATTCCCATTTGCTATCAGATAATGAACAACGCCAGATAACATGCCCGTGCCGCCGACTACAAGATAATGAGTCGTCATCGTCAACTCCTTAAATAAATATCGAAATTTAGTAAGGCAAAAAACTTCGAGACATACGGCTACATTACACAATCAGACATAATCTAAAAACCCCTGTTTGCTGAGGATGATTTTTACAAGTATGCAGTAAGTTATTTTTCATCCTTCTAAACTTTCAGGGCATGGATATCTTTTAATCCCCCGTTGTGCCATTCCTCACACACCGCGCCCGCCGTGCCTGCGCCGATACAACACGCGATGATTGACCTCACCCCAATCACAGGAAAAACACCATGGCTGATTATCATCACGGTGTGCGCGTTGTTGAAATCAATGACGGCACCCGCGTTATCTCCACCGTTTCCACCGCCATCATCGGGATGGTCTGCACCGGCGACGATGCCGACGCGGCGACCTTCCCGCTGGATACGCCGGTGCTCATTACTAACGTGCTGACCGCCGCCGGTAAGGCCGGTAAAACCGGCACGCTGCGCGCCTCCCTGATGGCAATCGCCAACCAGGCTAAACCGGTTGTTGTCGTGGTGCGCGTCGCCCAAGGTGAAACCGAAGCGGAAACCACCTCCAACATCATCGGCGGTTCGGACGACACCGGCATGTATACCGGCATGAAAGCCCTGCTGTCTGCGCAAACTGAACTCGGCGTAAAGCCGCGCATTCTCGGCGTGCCGGGTCTGGATAACCAGGAAGTCGCCACCGCACTCGCCGCCGTCTGTCAGCAGCTCCGCGCCTTTGGCTACGTCAGCGCATACGGCTGCAAAACGGTCTCTGATGCCATCAAGTACCGCGAGAATTTCAGCCAGCGTGAGCTGATGGTTGTCTGGCCGGATTTCGTGGCCTGGAACACCACCACAAACGCCAGCGACATCGCGCCCGCGACGGCTTACGCCCTCGGCCTGCGTGCCAAAATCGACGCGGAAACCGGCTGGCATAAAACGCTTTCCAACGTCGGGATCAACGGCGTCACCGGCCTGTCCGCCAGCGTGTACTGGGATTTGCAGACCCCCGGCACCGATGCCGACCTGCTGAACCAGGCGTGCGTCACCACCCTTATCCGCAAAGACGGCTTTAAGTTCTGGGGGCAGCGCACCTGCTCTGACGATCCGCTGTTCCTGTTTGAGAACTACACCCGCACCGCGCAGGTGCTGGCGGACACGATGGCGGAAGCGCACCTGTGGGCGATGGACCGGCCAATGACCCCGACGCTTATCAAGGACATGATTGCGGGCATTAACGCCAAACTGCGCGAAATGAAAACCGCCGGTCTGATCATTGACGGCACCTGCTGGTATGACGCGGAAGCGAACACCGTTGAGACCCTTAAGGCGGGCAAGCTGTTCATTGATTACGACTATACGCCGGTGCCGCCGCTGGAAGATTTAACCCTGCGTCAGCGCATCACCGATCAATACCTGGCGACGTTCGCCACGGCCATCAACAGCTAAGAGGCGCTAAAACATGGCACTGCCTAAGAAACTGAAATACCTGAACCTGTTTAACGACGGGAACAGCTACCTCGGCACGGTCAGCGCACTGACGCTGCCGAAGCTGACCCGCAAGCTGGAGAACTATCGCGGCGGCGGCATGACCGGTTCCGCCGCCATTGATTTCGGTCTGGACGACGACGCGCTGAGCTTTGAATGGACGGTGGGCGGACTGGATGAACTGGTGTTGCAGCAGTGGGGCGCGGTCGATGCCGTGCCGCTGCGCTTTGCCGGTTCCTTCCAGCGCGACGACACCGGCAACACCTCCGCCGTGGAAGTCACGATGCGCGGACGTCACAAGGAAATGGATTTTGGCGAGTACAAGCAGGGTGAAGACACCGAAACCAAAATCACCACCCAGTGCACCTATTTCAAGCTCACGATTGACGGCAAAGACATGATTGAAGTCGATACCGTGAACATGGTGGAAATCGTCGGCGGCGTTGACCGCGTGGCGGAGCACCGCAAAAACATCGGCCTGTAACCCGTAACCCGCGCCGGACACCGGCGCTTCACTCCCTTTTGAAGAAGAGACACCGCTATGTCAGAACACAATGAAAACATCGTTACCCTGGAAGAACCGATCAAGCGCGGCGATACCCTGATCGACCAGGTTGAAATCATCAAGCCGAATGCCGGACACCTGCGCGGGATTGGCCTGGCGGCGCTGGCGAATGCCGACGTTGACGCGCTGACCGTCATTCTGCCGCGCATTACCGTACCGAACCTGACCGCGCAGGACTGCAAAAGCCTGAACCTGCCCGACCTGATTGCGATGGCCGGTAAGGTGATCGGTTTTTTATCGCCGAAGTCGGAACAGTAAAACTCCCTGCGGCACTGACCGTTGATGACCTGATGGCGGACGTGGCAGTGATTTTTCACTGGCCGCCGTCAGAACTGAACCCGATGACGCTGACCGAGCTGCTGGTGTGGCGTCATAAGGCCATGCAGCGCAGCGGAGCCACCGACAGTGAGTAACTTAAAAGTAGAGGTGCTGTTAAAGGCGGTTGACCAGGCAACCCGCCCGTTTAAATCGGTGCAGAACGCCAGTAAGGCGCTGGCCGGAGAGATTAAAAATTCGCAGACCACCCTCAAAGACCTGAACACCCAGGCCGGGAAGATTGACGGCTTCCGTAAATCCAGCGCGCAGCTTGCCGTCACCAGTCAGAAACTCAACGCCGCCAAAGCGGAAGCGGCGGCGCTGGCGATTCAGTTCAGAAACACCGCCAGCCCGACCCGCGCCCAGGCGCAGGCGATGGAGTCCGCGAAGCGCACCGCCGCGCAGTTGCAGACCCAGTTCAACGGGCTGCGGCTGTCGGTGCAGCGTCAGCGCACGGAACTTACCCAGGCGGGCATCAGCACGCGCACGCTGTCTGACTCTGAGCGCCGCCTGAGAACGTCCATCAGCGAAACCACCGCGCAGCTCAACCGGCAGCGCGAATCTCTGGCACGCGTCAGCGCGCAGCAGGCCAAACTCAACGCGGTGAAAGGCCGGTATCAGGCGGGCAAGCAGTTCGCCGGCAGCGTCACCGGCGCAGGGGCGGCGGGCGTCGGCATTGCGACGGCGGGCACGGCGGCGGGTGTCGGGCTGCTGATGCCCGGATTTAACTTTGCGCAGAAAAACTCAGAATTGCAGGCAACGCTCGGCCTGGAAAAAGACTCCGCCGATATGACCGCCCTGCGCACCCAGGCGCGGCAGCTCGGCGACAACACCGCCGCCTCTGCCGATGATGCCGCCGCCGCGCAAATCATCGTGGCGAAGTCCGGCGCGGACAAAGATGGGATTCTGGCGGCGACGCCGACCATCCTGAATCTGTCCCTGGCAAACAAGCGCACCATGGAGGAGAACGCCACGCTGCTGATGGGCGTGAAATCCGCGTTTGGCATGACCAATGACACCGTGGCGCACATCGGCGACGTGCTTTCATCGGCCATGAATAAATCTGCCGCCACCTTTGACGGGCTGTCAGACACCATGACCTATGCCGCGCCGGTGGCAAAGCAGGCCGGTATCAGCGTCGAAGAAACGGCGGCCATGGCTGCCGCCCTGGCGGATGCCAAAATCACCGGCTCGATGGCGGGCACCGGTGCGCGTGCGGTCATTACCCGCCTGCAGGCACCGACGGGCACCGCCGCTGCCGCGCTCGGTGAGCTGAAGGTGAAAACGGCGGACAGCAAAGGCAACATGCGCCCGCTGTTTGTCATCCTGAAAGAAATGCAAAAGAGCTTTGCGAAAAACAAGCTCGGCGATGCGCAGCGTGCGCAGTACATGAAAGCCATCTTTGGTGAAGAGGCCAGCTCGTCGGCGATGGTGCTGATGGACGGCGCAACGTCGGGCAAGCTCGACAAGCTTACCCAGGCGTTCAAAACCTCGGACGGGAAAACCGGGGCGCTGGTGGCGATCATGCAGGACAACCTCGGCGGCGACTTTAAGGAATTTCAGTCCGCCTATGAGGCGGTCGGCACAGACCTGTTTGATCAGCAGGATTCGTCACTGCGCAAACTGGTACAAACCGCCACCGGCTACGTGCTGAAACTGGATAAGTGGGTGGTGAACAATAAAGCCCTGGCGGACACGCTCGGCAAGGTGGCAGGCGGTGCGCTGCTGATTATCGGTGCGCTGGGTGTGTTTGGCCTGGTGGCCGGTCCGGTTATCAGCGGGATTAATCTGATTGTCGCCGCTGCGGGGATGCTCTGGACAATTCTCGGCACGGTGGGCGGCGCGATTGCGACGGTGATCGGTGGGCTAACATGGCCGATTGTTGCCGTCGGTGTCGCCATTGTCGCCGGTGCGCTGCTTATCCGTAAATACTGGGAGCCGATCAGCGCCTTCTTTGCGGGCGTTATTGAAGGGCTGGGGGTGGCGTTCGAACCGGTGAAAGAGATGTTTGCGCCGCTTAAGTCGGTGTTTGACTGGCTTGGGGACAGGCTCAAAGTCTTGTGGCAGTGGTTCAAAGACCTGATCCAACCGGTGAAATCCACGCAGGAAACGCTGAACAGTTGTAAAGATGCGGGGGTGACGTTTGGTCGCCTGGTCGCTAACGCACTGACCGCACCGCTGCAGGTAGCCAATAAGCTGCGTAGCAGCGTGGTCTGGCTGCTGGAGAAACTCGGCGTTATCAAGGAAGAATCCGCAGACATGGATAAAACGGCGGATAAGGCTGACCGGCGTTCGAAGCAATCCGGCGACGGGGATCCGCAAGCGCATCCGCTGGACAACCCCGCCCCCATTGTCCCGCCGTCGGGCGGCCTGCTGGGAGGCGGTTACACGCCGGTGTCCGTCGGCGGCGGGCGCAGCTATATCGACCGCAGCACGCACCATTACACCATTGCCGCCGGTGCCGGTTTAGGCGTCCAGGACACCAGCCGCCAGATCCGCGCCGAGCTGGAAGCCCGCGACCGCGCCCGCGCCGCCCGGCAACGTTCCCGCATGGATAACGATTAAGGAGATGTCCACATGATGTTAACCCTCGGACTGTTTGTGTTTCAGTTGCAGACCGTCCCCTATCAAAGTTTGCAGCGGGATGTCGATTACCGCTGGCCTGCGAATAACCGCGTCGGCCTGCGTCCGCTGCCGCAGTTCCTCGGTGTGAATGAGGAGAAAATTACCCTGTCCGGCGTGCTGATGCCGGAAATCACCGGCGGAAAGTTGTCACTGATGGCACTGAACCTGATGGCCGACGAGGGAAAGGCGTGGCCGCTGCTGGAAGGCAGCGGCACCATTTACGGGATGTTCGTGGTAAACAGCGTCAGCGAAACCCACACGGAATTCTTCTCCAACGGCGCGCCGCGAAAGATAGAGTTTACGCTGACGCTGACCCGTGTGGATGAATCCCTGGCGGCCATGTTCGGTGACATGAAAGCCCAGGCCGACGGACTGCTCAACCAGGCCGGAGGTTTAACCGGCCAACTGGGAGGCTTGTTGTGATTACGGATATGACCATCGGTGCCGGTGCGCAGTTTGCGCCGGACTTTACGGTGACCGTCGGCGGTAAGGACATCACGCAGGACGTCAGCAACCGGCTGATTTCGCTGACGCTGACGGATAACCGTGGCTTTGAGGCTGACCAGCTCGATATCGAACTGAGCGACACCGACGGCCTGCTGGAGATGCCGCCACGCGGCGCGGTGATAAATATCGCGCTCGGCTGGAAAGGCCAGGCACTGACGAACAAAGGTGACTTTACCGTGGATGAGGTGGAGCATCGCGGCACGCCGGACACGCTGACCATTCGCGCCCGCAGCGCGGACTATCGCGGCAGCCTGAATTCCCGCCGCGACAACTCGTATCACGACACGACGCTGGAGGCGGTGGTGTCGGCAGTCGCGGCGCGCAACAACCTCAAGCCCGCCGTTGCCGAGCCGTTCAGGGGCGTGCCGGTGTCGCACATCGACCAGACACAGGAAACGGACGCGAAATTTATCACGCGCCTGGCGGAGCTGAACGGCGCAGTTGTGGTCATCAAGGCGGGCAGCCTGCTGTTTATCAAGCCAGGCGCGGCAAAGACGGCCAGCGGCAAGCCGATTCCGCAGATGACGATTGTGCGCAGCGACGGCGACGGGCACACGTTCAATATTGCTGACCGTGGGGCATACACTGGCGTGTCGGCAAGCTGGCTGCATACCAAAGACCCGAAGCCGAAAAAGGTGAAGGTGCAGCGGAAACCGAAAGTGCAGTATCTGCGCGCCCTGCAACATCCGAAGGCAAAGAAGACCAGCGCGAAGGTGCAGAAAACGCCGGAGGCAAAGGAAGGGGATTACCTGGCGGGCAGCGATGAAAACGTGTTTGCCCTCACCACCATCTACGCCACGCAAAAGGCCGCCATGCGGGCAGCACAGGCGAAGTGGGACAAACTCCAGCGCGGCGTCGCGGAGTTCTCGATCTCCCTGGCTCGCGGGCGGGCGGATTTATTTCCTGAGACGCCGGTGGCGGTGTCGGGCTTTAAGTCCGTGATCGACGCGCAGCCCTGGATAATCAGCAAGGTGACGCACAGCCTGGGCGGCAGTGGATTTGTGACGACATTGAATCTTGAGGTGTTGCTGTCTGATGTGAGTTATGAGGCGATCGGGGACAATAGGTTGTGAATGGTTGAGGCTAAGCTTCATGATGAGCGTATAAAACATGCCTAAAAACAGTAGTATATCCAAAACACCACTGGGAAGAGTGCGTATATAAGAAGGCAAACCCAAACGGCCTTCATAAACCAACGGGCATGACGCCAGATGTAACGTTCCCTTTCGTTAGCGTCACGGATCGCGCTTTGTATATCGTCCTGATTTGTCATCTCGTCTGCCTTGGGGATTTTGTCACCTGTTATGTAAAACACTGTAATCCCGGATGTATGTTTTGAGCAATAACATACAATGATTTAATCTGATTAAAAATGATTACATGGTGATTATTATGATGCACTGCCCGAAATGTCAGCACGCCGCCCACGCCCGTTCCAGCCGTTACCTGAGCCTCAATACCAAAGAACGTTATCACCAGTGTCAGAACATTAACTGCAGTTGTACGTTTAAAACCCATGAGTCGATCGCTGACATCATTGTTGAGCCTGGTACCGTTCATGCTGTTCAGTTACACCCTGACAAACATCAGCAGCAATCTCTCCAGATGCACTGAAAAGACATCAAAAACGAAGCCCGCAAAAGCGGGTTTTTTTATGTTATCTGTCAGAGAAGAAAAGAAGGGGGAGGGGAGGACGTTCTCATTCCTGAAAAATACATCGCCATTCCATCGCCACTGGAATCAGGAAATAAAAAACCACTTTGTGAAAAGTGGCTTAACTATATG